GCGTCTCTCCTTAGCAGGACCTAACACTCTATCCCGTTTAACGCCTACGACACCGGCGTGCCGCTCTCTAGGGCGGAGCATTTAACGTCATACTCAAGACGTGCACGCCTGCCCCAATGGAGGGGTAGGGACTCATCGGCTGTGTCGAAGGACACGCCTGATCTTTCGCTCCAACATCTCCAAAGTGGAGACGTCGCCTCGTTTTTCAACAGACGAGTGGGACCGGAGTAGTGTACGATAGCCTTCAAGGACCTCCTCAGGCACACCTCTTACGAGGGCAACATGAGGAAGGTTCGGCCAGATCGCTTCCCCCAGGTCGACAAGGCCTGGAAGCATGGCTTGTAGGACATGCTCGAACCCCTGGTCGGGGTCGGGAGGGACCGTGATGTCCGGGTGGTCACGCTCATAGAGCGTCCAAGCGCTGTTATACAGCAACCTGTTCGTCCGCGCCTCTCTATTCGAGAATGTCCTGACGCGATCAACACCAGTGAACACACGCTCCACAAGAGGATTTAGTCTCTCATGAAGTGGGATGCCAAATGGGTTCCAACCCAGGCCCAAGGGCTCAGGCAGATCCGCGATGAATGCGAGCACCTTCCGGTGACGCGAGCGTGCGAGGAGGAGGGAACGGGGGCCCATGTTCCGGGCAAAGTCCACGAAGGACTCGTCCGACAAGGGACCCTTCCATTTAAACCCCTTCACCACCTTATCTTTGGTGATGATCCGTCCAGCGAACTCAGCCACAGAGTCTGAAGAAAGGCTTTTGTGTGCCGCGATCTTCATGCCCCATGATATCATGTCTGAACAGACTGCTGCGTCGACTTCCGCGTCCATGATGACACGGTCGTCGCCTAAAAGCACGTACGGGTAGATCCAAACCACACGGTTTTCACCGGTGCGAGAATCCGTAAGGACCACTCTCACCTTGGGTCGCCCCAAGCGTTTGAAAGCAGCCTGAACGACGGCGTGATGCCAGAGGCTAAACGAGAAGAACACGGGATACACCCCAAGGGGTGCACCGACGGTCCATCTGATCGTCTGGTACCTTTTGGGTCGCCTGGTTTTGGTTATACGCCAGTCGCCCTCGCAACAGCTCTTGTAGAACTGGAGCC